ATCTAGATGGTCTCGTGGAGAAGAAAATGATTGGAGGATTCGTCAATAACTCAACCACTGAAGATGTCCACTTTGAAATCATGGACTATGCAGGTAAAGATCTCCTCAAGGACCTCAAGCTGAGGAAGACCTTCCGTGTCTCCAATATGCATCTCTTCCATCCTACTAGGGGTATTCACAAGTATGAGAGTCCCGAGGAAATCTTGAAGGATTTTGTGGAACTTCGCCTCGAGCACTACAAGAAGCGGAAGGCACATCTCATTGATGTACTCGAGAAGCGAGCAGAGATGTGTGACCATAAATCAAAGTTCGTCTCGATGGTGATTGAGGGGAAGTTGGTCGTGTTCAAAAGGAAGAAGGTGGAGTTGGAGGCGGAGATGTCTTCGATCTTCCCCAAGATTGATGGAAACTTGGACTACCTCCTCAACACGAAGACTGTTGAGTACACAGAAGAACGCGTCAAGGCTCTACTAGATGAAGCAAAACAGGCGAAGGATGATCTAGAGAAGATGTTGAAAACGAGCCATATTACGATGTGGAAAACGGATATTAAAAATATGTAAGCAGTAAGTAGATATGGGTGAGGCTGCTAAAATATGCCTGAAAGCTATTGGAATGCAGGATACACACCTCCTTTCCAAAGACCCAGACGAATCATTCTTTAAATATGAAGATGATAAAGTGCATTCTACTTTTCGAAAATATCATAGATCACGGAATGTCGTAAACCCTGGTGGTGTGCCAAATTGGCCATTCAATCAAACCGTTAAAATTGAATTTGATCCACGTAATATGGGTGATCTTTTGAGTAATATGTGGTTAAGTGTAAAAATGCCCGGACTTCGAAATCCAACGGCAGGTAACTACGCAGACCAGCTGGGGCGACACATTCTCAAAAGTATTACGATGTATGTCGATGATGTAGAGGTTGAAAAGATTCACGATGATTGGGGAGTCATTTACGATGAGTTATACCTTGGAGTCTCTGAAAAGGTTGCGAATAGATTTCTTGTAAATAGAAACATAGGTTATGATGATTCAACTCTTTATCCATCACTTGCTCAATATGATTCAGATCTTATGATTCCTCTTCACTTTTTCTTTTCTAGAAAATTTGTGACTGATGAATATTCTTCTAATAAACCGAATCGTCCATATTTCCCACTATGTGCGGTATATAAACAGAAAGTTGTCTTCGAATTAGATTTTCACAAACAATCATTTTTTACAGATAGAACACAACTCATAGAACTTTCTGAATTTAAACTTGTCACTGAAGAGATTACACTCAACACCGATGAACGAAATTATATGGCGAATGAGAGACAAACACTTATTACAGATCTTGTTAGAAAGCACCCAACCACAGTAAGTGAAATTGGTGCAGATATTATTCGGACAAACCTTGTTCCAAATATACCAGTCAAATGTATACATTGGTTTTTACGAAACACTTTGTATGAAAATGAAAATGTGGCTATAGGTGATGCAAGTGACCCTGAAAACTATTATTCTCAAAACCGTTTCAACTTTTCTTCGAATGTAAACTTTGATAAAGTCCAAACGTTCTTTGAACCGATAATGGATAATGCGAGTTTTTACATCAATGGGAGCAAACTACCAAACGTATCAAAAACAAATCATAGTTACTACAAATACCTTATTCCTTTCAGAAACAGACTTTCAAGACCAACTAGAAATATCTATACATATAGCTTCTCGATGAATCCGATCAATGTGGAACCATCGGGAAACTTGGATTTTAGTCAGATACAGTCAGATAAAACGTCGATAGAAGTGAAACTAGATACAAATAGTGGATCGTTGGTGGACGTGGCTACTAAAACTTACGCTTTACATATGTACTATACTGGTTATCAGAGATTTATATTTGACCGGGGATTTATGTCAGTTGCTTACTAAATAATGAACCCTTATTCGTGGAAATATAATCGATTATATTATTCTTAATACACCATTTGATGAAATTCAATTGTGCTAATGTTGTTTGAATTTCTTGAGATGTACCAGGAATCTCATAAGCGAATTTGTCTGAACGACAAAATGGGTCAAACAGTTTTTTACTGTATCCATCGAGACTCGATTTATAGGCACAATGGACTGTAAAATACTTTCCATCTTTAGTCGTATACGAAGTATTGTTTTTCTTTGCATAGTTTGTAATGAACCATTCTAAGTTTCGCAGAGAAATTCCACTCGACTTATCTAAAATGTTCAATAGTTTAGTTCGGTTTTCCTCTTGATTATAGAATGTATTGATTGATGTTAGTAGGATACCACTTTTACTCATTGCTAAATACAGAACCCAAATCTATAAGCCCCTTTGAGTTTTCACATCCCGGACATCCTCTAACAAACATTTTTTCGGGGCCATGTGTATGTAGATTCGAACTCGAAAGTGATCGTACTCGAATTTTTTCACCTTGACTTTTATGGTGTCTACAATATCCATTTTCAGTTCCTTTGAAGAGACATCGCTGTCCATTAAACTTTATACCTTTACACAATGATACAGTTGCGATAGATGGTAAATCCCTTAAAAGTAAATTGAGAGGTACTGCGTGTTTTTTTGATATAGTCTCAGCATATTCTCCCAATAAAATACCGACACGCTCGCCAACTTCTTGTTCAATCAATTCTGTGATTTTATCTTGCAACATCACTCCTTACTAGATGATTGCTCGTATTTTTTAAATAGGTCATGAATTGATTCAGTTTTTGGAACCCTCGTTTCTTTAATCCGTTCACGTAATTCGGCAACCTTCCCTGAATGATCGATACCAAGCTTCTTACACTCTTCTATGAGGTCATCCTTCTTCATACCACTGAGTGCTGGACCAGTGTCCTTCTTTTTAGGTTTGTGTTGAGATATGATCTCCCCAAATATATCCTGTTTCGGATCATCAAATAGAGGTTCAAGAAGATCACATACGGGGTTTAGGAACTTGTTTACGAAATAGTAATGATAATCAACCGGAATGTTGTTTTCTTCTACATACTTGGGATCTTCGGCCTTCTCAAACCCCTTAGCTTTGGGGTCATCCGTTTTTGTCAGTAGAAATGGAACACGATCACCAGATTGTGGTTCAGAACCGGGTTTCCTATCACGCATCTTGTGAACAACTTGTACGTGGGCTTGATTAATCTCACCAATTCGATGACCCGTGACTGACACCGGTTCCCCGTTCACCTTATAACTGTCTGAAAGTGACTTACTGAGAATCAGTTTTTCATTCGGTACATCACCCGAAAGAAGTTCTATCGCTCGTTCTTTGGCGAGTTCCATCGGTGGACCTATATCAGGGGCATCGAGAACTACATCGAGGAGTTCTTTACACACTTCCCTTACGTGTGGAGTATTGTCTCGACGAACAACTTGAAGTCCCTTGATGTCGATGTAATCCATATGCATCTGGTCATCCTTCCCCTTTGTCCAAAGCTTGGCGGCGTACCGCTTCTTTGAATAGAGGAAATAAGGCCAGTAAACCTTCTCAAGTTCCAGGTTGTTTGGCTTCTTGAACAGGGCGCTACACTCTTCAGCTGCGCGCTCACCTACTTCCCAACTATACTGCACAGCTTCCTCACCCTTTCGATCACCTACATCAAACTCAACCATCACCGAATCGGTGTCACCATACCTTACCTTCGCACCAGGAAAGTTCTTCTCGACATACGTCTTCGTCTCCTCGATCATACCACGACCTCGACACGTCGTCGTCGATGCGATTGGAACACAAGGTAAGATCCCTTTACCAGCCCCTGTAAAACCGTATACAGAGTTCATCGAAATTTTATAAGCCAACTGCTTACCATTGTAAACCTCTTTCATTCCACCCGTCGCAGCCGCCATATCCTTTTTTGCTTTCTTTCGAAACTGTTTGAGCTCAAGAAGAATCGCTGGTAAAAGACTAGGAACACCTTGAGCAAATTTATACGTTCGATCACCAATATTGAAGATTTCGTAGGTAACACCTGGGATATTCCCATATCGCCTTTCATCCATCACATAGCTCGAATAACAGAGATTGTGGGCCATCATAATTGAAGGATACAATGCTTCAAAATCTAGGGCTGTGATTGGTGTATAGTATGCACCCTTTTGTGCCTCAAGAACAGTCGCACCTTCATAAGGTTCTTCAGGAATCGCACCGTATCGAATCGTGGGAACCATAAATCCCAACTCCCTAGCCTTCTTCGTGAGCTGACTAAACACCTTAATCTGTTGACCGCGTTCAACTA